CCACTCTCAACTAACCTCCTTAATTCTTCTTTTTCTTCTTTAGAAATACCCTTATGAGTTCCGCGAGATATAGTTTCTACATTACACCCTCGCTTCTTATTGTTATATCTTCCCTCTAACGCACTTACAAACTTATCTTCTCTTAAAATGAAATCGAAGTTCGCTTTCCAACCTCTGTCATTAGAACCTTTACAGAAATCAGACGCCTCTATATTAGTAAAGACTTGTAATATCTCTTCCTCTGAAAAGTTATTCATAATCTTTAAAATCGCTTTGCGCCGCTTATCTGTTAAACGAGTACATTTAGGGAGTGACTTGCAGATATTGTTATAGTTCTCCACGAACCACTTTATTTTTTCTGCTTTTTTCTTATCTATATTATAATTAGCATCTTCTATTAATACTTCTTCTTTATTTTTATTAGTATTATTAGATATATTAGTATTAATAGTATTAGATATATTAGTAGATATACTAGATATATTATTCTGTTCGTCAATTTGACGAGGCAGAGTCGTCAATTTGACTACTCTCAATTTTCTAACCCTACCATCAAACTCACTTTCAATTAAACCGAGTTCTTTAAGATGTGCAATTCCTCTTGTAATCGTGCTTTCACTGACATCAAAAAATTTTGAGAAATAATCATTGCTTGCCGTACAATGATTTTCAGTGTCCAAACTGTTTATTTCAGCAAATAAGGCTTTTTCAGTTACGTTCAAACGATTATCAAGCCATATCTCTTTAGGTATCCATATACCTTTAAAATCTCTTTCCATACAAGCCTCTTTTAGTGTAACAAAAAAACTTGTCAACGAAGTTGTACGAGAACCTCATTGACAAGTTTTATGTTGTCGGTTATTAGATTTTCAGCGGTCATACGCTCGTACCATATAACCGACAATTAATTGAAATATAATCAATTACTCAATTAGTATAGCACAATATTTATTGCTTTGCAAATGAGTCGATAATTTCATCAATTTGTTTATCCGTTTCAGAGTTTACTTTATCCCAAAGCATATATCTTTCTTCTTCGATGTCAACTCCTTCAACTTGAGGAATAGTACGTTCTTCACAATACTCTACTGTGAAAAAGGACTCTTTTACTTTGATGCTCATTCTACTTGTCGCTTTAATAGTGCTTATTTGCGCTTTGCTCTCATAAGACTTATTCTTACTCATTTTTACTGCTCCTCGCTCATTTAGACGTATTCTCGCGCGTTATAGCGCATATTACTTCTTTTTTGTCGTTCTCTTTTTCTTCTTTTTGCTCTTAATAGTGAGTTTTGGTATCTTCTTTACTTCTTTACAAGTGTCCATAGCCGCAAGCGCATCATTTGACAACAGACCATGATATATTTCGTTCTCAAGAACGTCCATATCAACATACTCTTTTGTCTTAATACATTCTGTTCTCGGCGCGTACATACGAAGCATCGGAATAAGTTTTTCCTCATCAAATGAAACTGACTCGCTGACCGAATACTTAATTTCTGTATCTATTGACTCAAGAGGTACTGTTTCTAACTTCAATATCTCCATTAGATTTTTGATAGTGTTGTTAAGTGACTTCGCCTTCTTTTCAAGCGGGTCTAGTTCTTCTTTGACTTTTATATACTCCTTGGAACTCTCAAACAGTTTGTATGTCTGTCTTTCATATTCAGGAGTATCGCTCTTAAATGCACCAGGTATAAATTCGCCCATTTTACTTTGTTTCCTTTCTTACATACTTTTGTGTAACACTGCCCATAACACCCTTACAACCTCTCGGCATAGCGTGCTTGAACATGAGCAAACTGCCAATATCTGCTTTGTCCCAAAATCTCTGATTATGTCCGCCTCTTACTTCATAATCAGGAAGTAACTTTGCGAAGTCATTATCGGGGTTTTGTCTTTTGAACGTATACCAGTTATTGATAGTTTGACTCGATACACCACACATAATTGCAACCTCTTCAATTTTCAGTAGTGTTCTGCTCATTCAACGTACCTCCTTTCTTATAAATATTAAAAACATTATAATATATGTTTTTTACGATAGCAAGTAATTTATAAGCGCGTTCTTATCGCCCTGTATCTTTCCGTCTACTAAAATTTCACTCATTTTGCCTTTCTTCTCAACAAGTGCATTTATTCTCTCATCAATAGTGTCTTTGGCAAGTAGTGTGTAAACTGTAATGTTAAACTGCTGACCAATTCTGTGACATCTATCAATAGCCTGTTCTTTAAGTGCCATGTTCCACGGCTCATCAAGAAATATCTCTACTGTTCCTGCTGATAGCGTGAGTCCTGTACCCATAGCACCAATAGTGCCAATTATAAACTTCGTGCGCTTATCATTCTGAAACTTATTAACATACTCCTGTCTGTCATTATCTTTTGTTTCGCCTGTAATCATTACACCGCTGTATTTCTTTGACAGTCTTTCAAAAGCTGGGTTTGTTATCTGTGTCCAGTTAGAGAAGATAACTACTTTCTGCCCGTTGCTTATAGCATCGTCAACAAGTTCTTCCATTCTGTCAAACTTCGCCGATGCTTGTATTGTACTAGACAATATGCCTGTATAGCCTGTTGCTTGTCTTAATCTGATAAGTTCAGACAGAGGATTATTCGCCATTTTAATCTTGTCGATGTTATTAGCAATTTCTGAATGTGCCTCATCATATATAGCCGACTGCTCTTTGCTCATCTCTACGTATTCGTTAATAAGCATCTTTTCAGGCAAGTCTAATACATCTTCTTTAAGTCTACGAAGCATCATGGTATCAAGTGTTTCATCAAGTTCTTCAAGGTTCTTATAACCGACTACTTCGTGTCCGCCAAAGCCACCAAGATTACAATGATGATTTTTAAACTGCCAGAAACTATGCTTCTCATATCCTAGCCATGTCAACGGCATAAACAAGTCAAGCGGTGCGTTCATAAGTGGTGTACCTGTCATAGCAATTTGAATAGGCGCATTTATATTAAGTATCTGCTTTGCTTGTTCTGCTTCGGGGTTCTTGCACTTATGAAACTCGTCCACTGCTATCATGCTAATCTCGCCAGCATCGCATAATTCTTTTAATCTCTCTGTAATAGGAAATCTGTATTCATCTACTTCTTTGTTCTTGCCATTAACTCGCTTTGTAATCTTACGTCCTGTCTTTACTTTGTAGCGTAATGTTTCAATATTAGTAATAATAAATGCAGGCAGTTTATCTATAAACTCTAAATCTGCTAGTCTATCTTCATTACTGCCAATATATACTTTGTTTCTAGTGTTTACGCGCTGACCTAATATCCACGCTTCTTTCTCTGAATGAGTGTGTACTTCATTCTGCCAGTTCCACTTCAAGCCGTTTACGCAACATATGATAAGACAATGCTTAACCTTCTTCGCACGCGCTATGTCGATAACTTGCTTTGTCTTACCTAGACCTTGTTCATCTCCAAGAAGCCACTTATCGTGATTAAGACCATACTCAATGCCTTCTATCTGATGCTGAAAAGGCTTTGTTATAAATTCAAAATCATCGGGAAGTTTTATCTTCGGCTTATCATCGAGTTTAATGTACTTACCTGAAATCTCAATGTCATAATCTCGTAAACTGTTTGCAACATTACCGAGTTGATTAAATGGTACTTCCCAAGACTTATCTGCTGAATGATAATATCTCGTAGGAAAACTTCTTATTATATTTAATATCTTCTCATCATAATCAAACTTAATAAACAGTGATGTATCTCCGTTCGCTTTTATGCTGTCTTTAATATAAATGTTTATCATTTGTTATCTCGCTTTCATACTGAAATTACTGCAAACTTTCTAGTGCATTATACTAAACATTTATACGAATGTCAAGCGCAAATAAAAAGAGCGCGTAAGGTGCCTCAAACGCGCTCTCCTGTTTGAAAGGAAACACTGATATGAAATCAGATAACTTATTATAGCATTAATGCTTCATTTGCTCAAGAGCCCTACGATATGACTCTCTTTCCTCATCAGTTCTGGCATTGTGCATCATTTCCTTCATCTGCTCTATCATATCTTCCTTATTGTGTCTGCTATATTCGTCATCACGACTGGTATAACGACCCATAGCGTCACGACCTCTGCGATAAGAACTATCTTCACTGTATCTGCCATCTCCATCTCCATCGCGGCCTCTGCGAGCATAAGAACCATAAGCGTAATCCTCTGAATATCCACGAGAATAATCTCTTGCATAATCTCTTGAGTAGCCTTCTTGCTCTGCCTTTTTCATAGCATCAACAGTAGTTACATCCTTAACAATATCAACCATCTTATAGATGTTGTCTAGGTCAGAAGTAGTTATATCATCTTTTTTGGATATTTTCTTGAGTTCGTCCTCAAGCATATCCTGAATGTCATATAAAACTCTCATGTTTTTCTCCTTTCTCACGCTATGCGTGTAATGACGAGGTTAGCATTTTGAACCTCAATTAAAGGTGTAGGCGTCACTGTTGGATCATCAGTAGTTGCGTCAACATAATCAACAGCTACGGAAAAACAACAGCCTCTGGGCACAGTAATAATTGCAGTGCTGGTAAGATTACCATATTCATCTACTACTTGTGGAGTATATATAGCTCTACTCGTAGGACGATTTTCACCATTAACAGTAATCGCAATAGCGATAGGAGTTAAATCTCCGCTATCAGGTATTGCGACATTACCATTAAATGTAACCTGATAACGAGCAAAACAATTATTAGTAATGCCACGGAGAATAAAAATACCTGTATCATCCTCATGGTACACACAACCTTTGGTACACGGTATAGAAGCTGTGAAAATTACAGGAGCATTAATAGCTACTTCCTGAATTGCGTTAGCTAAATATTCTGCCATGCTTATCACCTCACATTACATTCCGCAAGCACAGCCACAGCCTGTGTTCTGATTGCACTGAAAAATCGGGGTACGCCCGAAAACAGGTGTGCTTGGAACAGGACATGAATTGAGTCGGTTATACAGAGCATCAACCTCGTCACTAAATCCCTTCTGAATAAAGGCATTCTGTGCTGTCTGTGAAGCGGAAAGACTTGCCATATTGAGTTGTGTTCTGAGGTTATCGTTTTCTCTCTTATAGCCATCAAGCTCAAGCTGACAGAGTTTGTCGAGAATAGCCTGTGTATTAGCTGTGTTATTCTGTCTTGTAGCACAAGCCTCAGTAGCAAGTGCGTACTTAACATCTTGAGTAGCCGCACGATTATCACAACAACACTGTGCAAGCTGTGCCTGAATAGCTTGCATACCTTGTGTGCTTGCTGTCTGTGCATTAAAACTACGCTCAAGGTCTGCCAACTGATTAGCATACATCTGTTGTGCAAGAGCGTTTTGTGCTCCAGTTACACTTGCAGTGACTCCTGCGAAACCCGAGCAGAGCTGTTGAGAAATATCCCCGCAACATCCGCAAAGTTGAGTTGAGAGCCCTGACACACCATCACGAATAGAGGTAATATTGTCGTTAAGAAGTGCGTTCTGGAATCCATTGTTTGTATTTGCGTTGATAGCAGACTGTCCATTAAGAAGCCAAGGAAAATCATAACCAAGCATAGCATTTCCATAGCCACCACCAAAGCCATTGCCCCAGCCACCGCCTGCAAATAACAGAAGCAAAAGTATCCACCAGCCGTCACCGCCCCAACTGTTACCGAAGCCACCATTACCATACATAGGCGTAACTGGCATCACCATGTTTTCTGAACCGTTTGTCATAGTTCTTTCTCCTTTTCTAAAGATTTTTTATTTCTCTATCGTTGCAACTAATAGAAATCTGATATAGAATGAAAATAGTGCGAATGTGTCATCTTCGTACTTCTCTAATTTTTGCCTCGTAGTCTTCCTATATGCTGTCCCTATCTGACTACGAGGTTTATATTTTTTATTTCAATAAGTTTTGTATTTGCGGATTATTTTTCATCTGCATAACTTTGTTCACTTGTTCTTGTGATACTTGACCACTATTAAGCAAGTGCTGAATGATTTGGTTAGGATCGTTCATGTTTTGAGGAATATTAAATCTTTGCGACAACATAGCAACTGGATTTTGTTTGAACTGTGTAAGCATATTTACAAAGTTATTATTTGGTTGAAATTGTTGATACAAAGGGCTTGACATAGCTTATTCCTCCTTTGGTTTTCTTTGCTGATTAGTATTATTCTGTCGTTGCTTAATAGCTTGCGTTATTTCGCTTTTAAATGCGTCAAATTCGCTTCTGCTAACATAATCTGTATTCTGTGTCATAACTGCATTGTTTTGCGTTATATGCTCGTTTTTACGCTCTGTATAATCAAAGATACGAAGCGGTAATGGTACTCCGCTTTGGTCAGTAGATTTAATATACATAACTGGATTTTCACTATCCATTAATAAGATAGATTGTCCCGCCGCTATCGGATATGATTTTGCAGAATTTTCTCCTTGTACCCAAGTTATTCCATTATTCTGTTGAACATTTTGTTGCATTTGAACTGGATACTGAGGCTGATAAAAAGAATTAAAATAACCATTAGGATAAGCCATAATTAACGCTCCTTCTTAAAATAATAAATTGGAATTTCTTTGCCACTGTCCCAAGTGTCATAATAATCACCATTAATAACTGTTACGACATGGGTGCCAGTTGCAAGTATGAATACACCCCTTTTATGTTCATTACAAAAATCTTCTATCGTATAACAGTCTGGACATTCATTAGGAATAACATATCTATAAAATCCTTTATGTTTTAAATATGCACTCCACACCGCATTAGAAGATGGCATATCTTTCATATCATAGCCAACAGTTACTACCGCAATATATGCGTTATCCCAAGACTGCTCTGTTGCCAAAGATACCGCTCGTACAACACAGTCTCCAACTAAGTTTGCTTTAGGATTAACATTACAGAATTTCCACATATATTACTCCTTATGACCTAACAAAATAAGAAAGGCAATTAGTTCATCACACCTTAATCTGGTCATAAGTTCGATTATCTGTTCGCTAATGTCTTGCATACTAACTACCTCTCTTATGAGTTAATTATGCAAAATAAAAAACTCTCGTATTTCTACGAAAGTTCTACGTTTGTGATATAATACTTGTATGTAGTTTAATTCCACTCTCTTAACGGAATTGCGGTGGGCGTCCGCGGACAACACCCCCGGAGTTCAGATGCGTCTGGCTCCGTTGTATATTAAACTACTCGGGCCGGGCATATGCTCATGGTCCACTAAATAGGCGGGGATTTACCCCGCCATTATAATACTTTCAATATCTTCTTTTTAACCGCTGATGCTAGTTTAGATACTTTGCCTTCTGATATATTCATCTTAATTGCTATTTGCTGTATAGAATAGTGTTTCGCCTTTAGATTAAAGTACATCATTTCATCTTCACTAAAATTACACTCCTGTCTAAAGAAGCGAAGTT